GGATAGTACCGTAGAAGCGCTCCGCTTCGGAGAGGTTTGCCGCATTGCCGGAGTCTTGATGTCGCGAGGATTGATTGTCTTCAGCCCTATCGCTCACACCCATCCAATTGCCGAACGTAGCGAACTCCCGCGCGGGTGGGACTACTGGAAGAAATTCGACGAGGAATTTATCGGACTGTCGGAAAAGATTATCGTCGCCATGATGCCCGGATGGGAGCAATCCAAAGGAATTGCGGGAGAAATCAGGATTGCCAAAGAAAAGGGCATTCCGGTCGAATATCTGGACCCGAATAAACTTTGATAACCGACAACCATTTGCTTTATAATCACCACACATCGAAAGGAAAGATCATGAACTATGAAGAGTTTCTGGAGGCAAAGCGGTTCACGCCGATTGTCTCCGGTTTGACTACCATTCCTCCGCTGAATCCATCCATGTTCCCGCATCAGCGCGATGTGTGCTCTTGGGCGTTACGACTGGGCCGAGCAGCCGCATTTCTTGGAACGGGCATGGGAAAAACGCTCATTGAGGAAGAGTGGGCACGCGTCGTGTCAGAGCATACAGGTATGCCGGTCCTGATTCTCGCGCCTCTGGCTGTGGCTTACCAGATGGTCACAGAGGGCACGAAGTTCGGCATCGAAGTGAAGTATTGCAAGGACTCGTCAACCATGGGCGATTCTCGCATCATCGTCACGAACTACGAACGCATGGATAACTTCGAGCCTTCCGACTTCGCAGGAGTAGTGCTTGATGAATCCAGCATCCTGAAGTCTTTCGACGGGGCGACTAGGTCCGCTCTCATTGACGCATTCAAAGATACCCCATACCGACTTGCCGCTACGGCTACGCCGGCCCCTAACGATCACATGGAGCTTGGCAACCATGCGGAGTTCTTGGGAGTCATGACGGCCACTGAGATGCTTTCCATGTTCTTCACGCACGACGGCGGAGAGACGCAGAAGTGGCGACTCAAGGGCCATGCGCGGGCAGAGTTCTGGAAGTGGGTTTGCTCCTGGGCCGTCAACATCCGCAAGCCTTCAGATGTGGGATACGACGACGGGCCTTTCATCCTGCCGGAACTGGTCTACCACGAACACATCGTGGACGTAGACACGCCGAGCGAGGGGATGTTATTCGCTATGCCAGCCGAGACACTGAGCGAACGACTGGCGGCGCGCCGGTCCACTGTCGATGATCGGGTGGCGGAGGTCAAGGCCATCGTGGACGATGATCCGGGCGCGACTTGGCTCATATGGACGAATCTCAACCGGGAGAGCGAAGCTGTAGTAAAAGCGATTGGAGGCGTGGAGTTAACTGGATCTAACACGCCAGAATACAAGGCAGAAACATCGCTGCGATTTGCGCAAGGCGAGATTGGGCGGCTTACTTCCAAGAGTTCCATCCTCGGTTTCGGTGTGAACTATCAGATTTGCTCACACATGATCTTTGCGGGAGTAAATGACTCCTGGGAGCAATTTTTCCAAGCGATTCGTAGGGCTTGGCGATTTGGCCAGCAGAACACTGTCCATGTTCACATCATCGCAGCATCAACCGAAGGAAACGTACTTGAGAACCTGAAGCGGAAAGAAAGGGAGTCAGAGCAAATGGCAGAAGAGATGCAAGAAAACATGCAAGACTTGACGCGCATGAATCTGGTAGGCACCGTGCGCAGCGAATCGACATATGAGCGCGAAGTGAAGACTTCCGAGAACTGGACGATGCACCTTGCTGACTGCGTTGATCTTGCGCGGGAACTCCCCGACAACAGCATCCACTACTCGGTATACTCGCCTCCTTTCGCTTCGCTCTACACATACTCCAATTCGGAGCGGGACTTAGGCAACAGCAAAGACCATGACGAGTTCTTGAAGCACTACAAGTTCCTGATCGCCGAGCAGTACCGGGCACTCATGCCGGGCCGTTTGGTTTCGATCCACTGCATGAATCTGCCTACATCTAAAGTGCGCGATGGTCACATCGGACTGCGCGACTTCAGGGGCGAGATCATCCGCGCATTTGAGGAAGTGGGGTTCATCTATCATTCTGAGGTCTGCATCTGGAAAGACCCAGTTACCGCCATGCAGCGTACAAAGGCGCTTGGCTTACTCCACAAGCAGATTCGCAAGGACTCCACGATGAGCCGCCAGGGTGTGCCTGACTATCTGGTTACCATGCGGAAGCCGGGGGATAATCCCGAACGGTGTGCGCACACTTCCGAGCAGTTTCCTGTCCAGTTGTGGCAGCAGTACGCCAGCCCGATATGGATGGACATAAACCCATCGGACACGCTGCAATATCGTTCGGCTCGGGAACACAACGACGAGCGCCACATCTGTCCACTTCAGCTCGAAGTTATCCGCCGCGCCGTCAAGCTATGGACGAATCCCGGCGATGTGGTTTGGAGTCCGTTCGCTGGCATCGGCTCTGAAGGGTTTGTTGCTCTTGAGATGGGACGCAAGTTCCTTGGGAGTGAACTCAAAAAGTCATACTACAATCAGGCGTGCCGCAACCTTGACCGGGCGCTGGCAAGCAATGCTGGACTGTTCGCAGAGCAAGAGGACGGAACTGAAGAAGATCAGGACACGGAAGAACCCGCCGAAATGGAATTATAGCCCAACACCCCGCAGGACTCAATCGAGCTTCTGCGGGGTTACGTCCTTCTCCCAATCGAACTTCGCTGGCATCAATATTCCCTGCTCTGTGCCGCCCTCGTGCTTTGTGAACGTGATAATGCGGCCCTTGCTGCCCGGCTTCAACTGCCCATAAGCTCCCAAGAGATTGCCTGAAATGATCTTCGCGCGTTGCCGAGTGTCGCTTAGATAGTCCTGAAACAGTTCGGCAATATCCGCATTGAGCCCAAGGTTAGAGAGCGTGATCTTCTTGATCTGTGAGCCCGGAACGCGCACCTCGCGCAATGGGCCGTTGACCGCAATGTAGAACTTCAGAGAGCTGGGAGCGTAGGGGTTTCCGCTCACTTTCTTGCGGCCGCGAATGTCGTAGATGATGCCGTTGTAGGTGTCGCCGTTGATCTCGATTCTGAGTCCTGTTCCCATTCGGAAGTCGTTCAAGATCGTCTGCGACCATTCCCGTATTTTCTGTGCCCGGTCAAAGATGTGCGGCGCTTCCACGGATGCGATGTACGGCTTGAACAAGCTCTCAAGGTGTGCGCTCAATGCTCGTGCGTGGTACGTGTCCCGCTGCCATGGCTCAAACTCCATGAGATCAGGACCATAAGTCTGTGCAATCAGTTCCTCGACCTCTTCCGGGGTGTAGGACTTGCCTTGACGCTTGATTGAGTAGGTTCCGAAGATGGCATCTTCCCCGAATGGCGATGAAGGATCAGACCCAACATATATGACGTGCGAGGTCTTCTGCTCTGCATCGAAGTCGTAGGTTTTGGGCTCAAGGTCATTCTGTCCGGTTTCGTCGATGTAGGCGATGTAGTCCGTGTAGCTTTCGGTGATCGTCTCCATGAACTCGCGCTGCTCTTTGACGGGAAGCAATGCCGAGCGTCCTGTTGCCGTGCGCGCCAGGTCCTCCTCTGGAGTACCCCCTTCCTCTTCCGACTTGTCCATCGTGAGGCCCATGAGACGGGCAATCTGCTCATTCTCGTGCAGCCATTCCGCCACGATCTTGTCGCCGTACTTGTTCATCATGTCTGGCGCCTCAATCGACATTGCCGACCGCGTGTTGCTCGACGTGTTGGCGTTCAGGCTCTTCAGTTTCTTGGCGAGGCTGATGGCCGGGCGAATCTCTGCGGGGATGGCCAGGGAGAGCATCGTGTACCTTGGCAGGACCATCTGGCCGGTCCTGTTCGAACGTCCGAGGATCTGCATGAACACGTTCACGTCGCCGGCCGGCTGGGCAACGATCATGTGCCGCTGGTGCTGATCTTTGAATTTCTCTGAGGCGTGGAGGCTGATTCCCGTCGATCCAGCCTGGTTCAAGATGAGGCAGTCAACGCCGCCATTATTAAACAGGCTGCCGGTCTGCACGCGGTCCTTGCGCTCGATGGACGGGACCGAAGACAGGACCGGGACGGGACCCGCATAGTTGATTCGGTAGGAGCGCCCGGTGATCTCTGCCACAGTAAAGCCAGCTTGCGTGATGCGAGTCCTGATCCAGTCGATAGGCGACACTGGCAACGTCACCGCAAGGGCGTCCAGCAGCCTCTCAGCCTCCCGGTACTTCGCTTCTGTCTCGACGTACAGCCGATGGCGCGGGAACTCTTGGCGGTCATTGCCCATTAAGGTCTTGATGGTGTAGTGGAGGGTCCTGTCGAGCGCGCGCCTGAGTATGGTGGACCATGAGAGTTTATCAAGCACTTCACCCTCGCTCATGTTCTCAGCGCTCACATAGCTGTCGAGGAACGCTCCCATGGTGCTCTCAAGGGCCACAATCGGCTTTTCCCTGCGTCCGAGCGCTTCGATGGCGCAATCCGCCGCAGCGTCCGACTTCAGGGCCAGGAGAAATTGCTTCACGATGTTGTGGACGATGGCGCTGAACTTGTGGTGATAGATCTTGATGTGCCGCTTCTTGTACTGGAGGCGCAACGTCTCGAAGTCGTTCTGGTGATAGTCCTGATCCGCTTTGAAGATGGCCCGCAGGACCTCCGTCACATCGTCGCATACCTGCTCTTGATAAAGCTGATTTCGGTCGTCAATGAAGTTCAGGATGCTGATGCCCTCAAAGGACCGCTCACGGCGCACGAGTTGGCCGGTCTGGGCGAGTTGGTGGCTCACGACGGTCTGTAGGGGTGGACCGCCGGCGCGGATGGCGTCAGAGACGCGCTGGTTGTCGGGAATGGCAATCGAGATGTCTGTCTTGGTCGCGTAGAGCGTCATGTTGTCCGGCCGCTTCGCCCACGTTGCCGACAGGAACATCACGCCGTGCGCCGCGGGCAGAACCTCTTGGAAGAATGCTCCCGTGTTCGAGTCATCGCCGCCAGCGTTGTGGGACTCATCCAAGATGAAGACAGCTTTCGGTGCCAACTTCGCAAGGGCCAACTGCTGGATGTTGATCGTGTTGATTTGCGAGTAGGTCAGATATACGGCATTGCGGGCGCGGGGAAGCTCGCCGGTCTCAGCAATGCGGGTCAGGATCCCCTTCATGCTGCTCTTGTTGGCGAATATCTTGCGTCCTGTTGCCTGCTCGGTTATCGACGCCCCGGCATTGAAGAGCAGCGGCCAGACGCTCAGCCCGAATCCGATGTCGTCAAGATCGCGCTGGAAGTCGGTGAAGAGGGTATCCGAGTAGGTGACGAAGATCGGCAACAGACCGTGAAGAATGGTCCACCGGCAGACAGACGCCGCGCAACGACCCTTCCCGACGCCGGTCTGGTCGGAGTTTATTAAAGCCTTTTGTTTTCTGATCTGCCATATGGCCAGAGCAATGGAATCGACCTGAAGACCCATGAAGTAGCCCTGCATCTCCTTGACCGAGGGGTACTCCAGTTCGCGGGCCACGAACTCATCCAAGTCGCCAACCTCGGTGCGCACCCGCTCCATGGCCTCCCGCATCGGCTCTTTCATCGACCGCGGGCACATCACTGCTTCATCTTGGAGGCTGGAAAGTGAGGCGTAGACCTCTTGATAAGCGTTCAGGTTCTCGACAGGACGCTGAATCCGAGTCCTGCGGTTGAGTAGCAATAGTCTGGTTGATAAGTCCATATCAGCACATTATAAATCAGAATTTGCTCCACTTTAGGATATTTATCAAATAAAAAGGCCAGCCCCGAAAGACTGACCTCTTTATGCTCTGGCTACTCTGCAATCCTCCTCTATTGTTGAATTTGACTCCTACCAAAGTCCAAGAGCTTTGTTCCCCACCTTGGTACCCAACTCCACGAAAGGCCCAACTTTCTTGTACCAAGGCGAAGGCGCGAAATATCGGCGCGTCAGATCGTCGCTGATGCGCTGCGCATCGCCGGTAATTGCGTTGGCATGCCTGGTGATCCCGGCCAAGTTGTCCAGCATCTCGCTCACCGCCTTACGCTTCAGCGTGTCGTTCAGCGTGTCTGTGGTGGCCTGGAGGGATGCGCCGTTCGCCGTCAGTTGCGCGAGGAGCGGCTGCGCGGATGCGATGGTACGTTTCCCTTCGTCTATGGCCCCCGTCGCGCTGGCGAGCGTCCCTGTGGCGGCGCGCGCGGTTCCTGAGAGAGAATCCGCCGTGCTGCTCAGGTGCTTGGCGGTTTGGCCGAACTCATCCATGGCGGAGATGATGTGCGGCTGGGCGGCGCGCTCTACCAGTTGAGTCCGCACAATGGCATCTCCTGCATCAATGGCTGTCTTGTTGATTTGCGCCAGAGTCCCACAGGCGTCGGGTCCTGACGAACCTTTGCATGGTCGGTTTAGGTGGTCAAGCACCGCATCTGTCTTGCCAGCGGTCGGCGCGGCGGCTCCCCACCGGTCTACGGCAATGATGATGTGCCGGGTGAGTCCGCTCATCCCCCAAACAGAAAGCGCCGCGAGAGTGATAGCTCCCACGGCGCTTGCGACTTTGATAGTTGTGTTCATATTTTAGGCTGTGGCGGTCGTTGTCGCCGTAGTGGTGGTCAAGCTCTCTAGCTTCTTGGCAATCACGTCCAGTTCGGTCAGGACCTTGGTCAAGATCGTGACGGTTGCAGTGTCGCTGATATGGCCAGCCGTCTCAAGCGCCTTAAGGTTGGCAATGATGGCGTCGAGCAAACTGGATACCGTGGTCGATGTGCCAGTATCGTAGAGGACAGCCTGGAGAACCACAATATCCGACCGAACCTCTGCCAGGACCTTGACAGTTTCCGCTTCGGCGCTCGTACCGGCCACGCGCTCCACGATGATCTCGATCAGGACACTGGTGTAGCTCAGGGTGGTATCGATGACCGAAAGAACGCTCGGGGCGGTCTCCAGAATCTTGGTAAAGGTCTTTTCAATCCACGCGGCAGTGCTCTTGGCCGCATTGGCAATTCCGCTGAAAATGCTCATGGTGTCTTGCGCCTCCTTAGCGCTACTTGTTTGCGTCACCGGGAAAGGTGGCGCCGGGGTTATTGATTGTGGCGTTGGGTCCTGTGGAGTTGCTGGTTGCACTTGCGTGGCCGGCAAAGGCCCCAAGGGCACCGCTGACGAGATTGCTTGCGATTGCGAGGACGGCGGTCCCAACTGTGACCGGATCCGGGTGAAAAAGAACGGCCAGTGCAACAACCACCCCCAGAACTGCGAGTAGAACTGCCCAGAATGGCTCGGGAATCTTCATAGCGTTCCCTTCCCGCCGCAAACGCAGCATTTTAGATGCTTCTGAATCCCTCCTCGGTGGTCAACCTCAATCCAACCTTTACCATCGCAAAGAGAGCAGATACGCTTCCAGAACAGATTTTTGATAAACCGAATCATTATGGAATCAGGATACACCCGATGTTGATTGCTTCACGGCGGAATCGTAGGCTTTCTGCAAATCAGAGGAGTAGCGGACGACTCCTGCCGGCGCGTTGGCTGTCTTGTGTCCAAGATTCCAGATTTGACCGATCTGCGCCACGTTCGCCGGCTGCTGGTGAGCAACGTAGCTGTTAAAGTGGCTGACAAACGAACGTGCGCAATCGTCAAGGATGGTTTCGAGTTCGGCAGGAGTAAAGCCTGGGCAGTTGATCAGCATCGTCTGCCAAGGTCCGAAGCTGGAAGCCCCGTCCCGGCCATACTTTGCCACGAGCGCGCGCTGCGCAGGGCTCGAAGCCCATACCGAACCGCCTACGTCGTATGCGGGTTCATGGCGAGGTCCGCAATCGATTCCCACGCTGCTTTCATTGGAGGCAATGGCGATCATGACGCGCTCGCCGTCAAGTCCTGTCGGGACTTTCAGAACCGGCCCATACTTTGCGCACGCCGCCAAAACGTCTGCTTTAGGGAAACTGTTCATAATCACCTTCTGAACATCAAAGTCAGTCCGCCACCAATCAGCGTCCCGATGAATGTGAATGCCGAGGCGATGCCGGCCAGGTAGACCTTCCACGACTCAAGACGAGTGATGCGCTTGGACATTTCGCCGAGGTCTTTGGTCCTATCAACGAGGAGTGCGACTGACTTTTCCAGGCTAGCCAGAGCCACACCGTGCTCTTCCAGAAGTCTTGTCTGCGAGTCCTGCCGCTCTTTGGTAAGAGCGTCTCGCTGCTTTGTCAGTTCCTCGATGCGCTTCGCTAGCGCATTCACTCCTGCGAACTGACTGATGTTTGTTTCTCGCTCTGGCATTTTATCCCCCATTTGTATGCGCAATCTACTTAGTTGTGGTGCGCGTGCATACTCAAATTCCAAGAGCTACCGCCCGCGCCGTTTTGCATCGTTTGGGTAACACGAATGCTTAATGCGCCACCGCTTGCTGCTGGAAAGGCACTCTCGTTATCTACGGTGCAATGACCATTGACCGCCGCGCTAGATGGATGTGCGTCACAGGACAACTGATAGGCGCTGTCCGGCATCGCCCCTGGCAGATACGCCGTCGCCGTGCATTGCACGGGTTGCCCCGTTCCGGTAGTGCACGCTCCAGTTACCGTCCAGTAATAATCAACCAACGTAGAAGACCCCGCAACAACCGCAGTTACTCTTCCTTGGGAGTCGGTCGTAACACTGGTGGGATTTGCATATGTCCCGGATGTGCCGACTGACGGCAGCCCGACATTTGTCTTGCCGGTCCCGTTTGTGGCAACTACCGTTCCATCGAAGTTCAGGGTCGGCTGTTGAGTAAGCGCTGATCCTGCCTCCTGCACCGTCTGATAGTAGAAGGATGGGATGCTTCCGATCTGGCCCCACAGCACCTGAGCGCAGTTTGCAGACCAACTCGTCGTATCGCCCTGTGAGTAGAGTCCCGATCCGCACTGTGTAGGCGAATGGTCAGACGCACTAGCAGTACTAGCATTTCCACTCACGTTGCCTGTGACATTGCCTGTGACATTGCCTGTCAGCGGGCCGACGAATCCGGCGGCGTCTGTGAGTGCCCCGGTCATTGTTCCACCCTTCGACCAGTCGTCATCTAAGGTCACATCGGGAACAAAATACTGACCATATGATGAGTTGATAAGTAGACCGTAGTGCCCGACGTGCGCGCAGAAGAAGTAGTTGCCACCCGCATCGGCCGTAAATGGATTTGTGGGAGTCGCCGTGCTGAGCGCCGTCGAGGTGTAGATGCTGACCTTGTTCGCAATGCAGTTGGATGCTGTCGATCCTGGTGTGCAGAGCGCAACCGTGGCGTATGGTATCGGAGCGATGACACCGTTCGAGATGGTCTGTGCGACGTTGTTGAGGCAAACGCCGATTGGAGCTTGGGCAAGCGCGGCGACAGCGAAAAGCCAAAGAGACGCGAGGGTAAGGATTCGCTTCACAGGGCCTCCGGAGACTTAACCAACTGCGGTCCAGAAACTACGGCCTCTTGAGGTTTTGAGTCCTGATTCGGTGCCTGTTGCTCAATGCGCCCAACGATCTGCGTCGAGATGATCTTCCTGCACTCCGGATTCCCGCAGAAGATGATGGCGCCAATCATGCCGCCAGGAAAGATCTGGTTCATGATTGAGAGTCGGGCAGGATCGTCTGCACAATACGGGCAGGCTGGCAGCATAACAGGCGTCACAATTGCGGTTTCGTTCGGTTCAATCTTCGTTTCCATCAGTGTTCCCTCCAAAGTGAAAGACTCGCCACTGAGCCTCTTATCAAGGTCCTGTGGCGAGTCAGACTGGTTCTGTACCCGTCAATGCCGATTGTACCTCACCCTAGTAGCGGTAAAAGGCGAGATGCGTGGACGTGGGCGGCGGGGCAATGGTGTAGGTGATTGTTGCACCGCTCAAGGTGAAGTCAACTCCCGGCTTCAGGACTTGCCATCCGCGGTAAAGCCGAAGACTGGCGGCGGGATTCGGGGCTTGCGGCAACGTAAAGACTTTGTTGGTCCCGTTCAGCGTTCCGGTCGGGGTAATCCAATCCGCAAAGTTCGGTTCAGTTCCGCTTCCGGCGTAGGTTCCCCACGCAAGGAATGACGCGCTGCCGATCGGCACAGAGGGAACAATGATGTTCCCGTCGAGAATGTAGTAGTCATCGCCAGACTGAACGAAAACCGAATCGAGCAGACAGCGCGCTGGCTTGAAGAAGTTGATGATCGTGGCCATGTAGCCGAGTTGCGCTGGGGACGCCCCTATGCTTTGAAACATTCCGTTGCGGTAGAGTTCGATGGAAATCGGAGCATCTGGCAGTACCAGATTCGACCCCGAGACGGTGGGTACAACGGCATCGAAGTAGAGCGGCGTCCCGTCCGTGGCCTTGCGCATCAGGACACACAACGAGGAATTCAGCGCGGGAGCAAAGGACATCGTGAGTCCTGTCCCGGATGACGTGTAGTCAACTCCTGGGCGTTGCAAGAGCCCGTTGTAGAAGACGCGGAGAGAACTTCCCACTGGAATTGAGGGGAGACTGAATACGCGGTTGCTTCCGTCGATTACTCCGATGGGTGATTGTCCCGACCCGCTCACTCCCACGCGGAATACTGCCCACCCTTGGCTCGCGGGATACGATGATCCACCCCATGATGCTTGTCCCTCGTAGCATGTCGCATTAAATCCGCACAAGCTAAGAGCCTGAACGATTGCCCCCGGCGTGCCCATGATCTTGTGCAGCGGTAGAGCGTTTTGAATGATGGTTTGTGAGGTGACGCCCAGGGCCTGCATCAGGACGCTGGGAATCATCATGTCGAGTTCCCATATCAAGTAGGGCAGGATGGATGCGGGGAGATTGCTGCCTAGCGTCCTGATAAGCAAAGGCGTGAGGTCGATGGACTCAAGGCGCGCAGAGAGTTGCATGTGGGCTTGGGTGCGGAGGTCATTGATAGATGATGCGGGCCTGAGATTGTTTGCCATGTTGCTCAGGCCCTCCTGTGGCCCTCCCTCTATCGTAGATGCCGGCCTTGCTCAGGCACCGCAGTGTATACAGCGACGTTGCCTTCAAGTCACCCGGACATAATGTTCGGGTTGATGGACACAGGGCGGCTCTGATGATCTTCAGCGGCAAAACGCCACGGAAAAATAAACTCGCCCTCGTCTATTCTCTCCGCAAACATATCAACCACTTCCGCGACGAATTGCAGGCCCGGTTTCTTGCCGAGAGAAGTAACCGTACGCGGCCTTTCGCCACGGGCTGGCTGATCATAGACCAAATCGCTCAGGCATTTCTGTATAGCATCAGCCCGTTGCAGCGGATGCTGTGACTTGAACATACACCGAGCATTATGCATAGAACGACGAAGGAATTGCAGAGAATAGTGGTATTTTTCTCTCAGAAGAAACACTCTGTATGCTTCTTCCAAATCCTGGTAGGAAAGCAAATGCACCAACCCAACATTTCCGCTGGCTTTTAAAATTGGTTCATCGCCTTTGTACCACGAAAAAAGAGTCCTCTGATTGACAGCAAGGAAAACCGCAGCCTCTGGAATCGTATAAGTGGGCAAAGTACGGATGTCTTGTCCCTTAGCGCG